AAACGTTTATCACGTAAAGTACTGGCAGACCAACGCGCCGGGTTACTGGATGATAATAAACCAATATCCGACGTAGCGTATAACATCCAATACAACCAGATAGCGCAATCTGTTGATGGGTTATTGTATCCTGAATTAAATTTCGTCGATGAATTACCACCGCGCCGGGGTGACGAGATCCGTTTAAGTTTTACCGATGTAGCTGATACTGGGGCGGATTATTTTGCTACACCGTTCTTTGAGATTAACGCCGGTAAAATGTACTGGTTTGATAGTATTTACACGCAAGAGGGCAGTTCTGTTACGTCTCCATTGCTGAAACGTAAAATACAGGAACATGGCAGCATCATAAATAAGATGGAAACGAATAACCAGGGCAGTGTGTACGTAACATTGCTGCAGAATATGGGTGTGCATGTTGAGGGTTATTATAGTTCCGGGAATAAAGACCATCGTATTACGTCGTTCGCGCAGTTTATGAGTAAAATTTATATCGTAAGGGCGAACCCTGTAACGCAGCCGCAGCATAACCAAGCCGTAAAACACCTGCAGGCATACCCTAAAATTGGTAAAGCAGAGGACGGACACGATGATATTGAGGATGCGGTTACTGAATTTATTAGATATATGTATGTGAACTATAAGTATTTGTTCGAAATAAGTTAGTATATTTGTGAAAAATAGTTAACCCATGAGTGTCGAATCTATCCACCAAATCCATAAACGCGCCATATCTGGCTACGTGGAACATAAATCTAAATTTTTGGAATCATTTTTATCCGGCCGTATTGGCAGGGAGTTAAATTCATCCGATTTTAAAGATATACAGGGCGTGCATGACCCTATTTCTATGAGTGAGAAAATTTACTATAAAGATGAATTCGTAGGGGAGTTTACTACGGTGGTAGAGAATTACACTATTACGATTAATTTTAAACCTACTTAAATACAAGCAAAATAAAATAATTACTTGCTTATAATAAATTTTAGTTATATTTGCAATACATAACACCCCTTACAGGGTTAATAATATTAAATCTGTGAAGATACAGGTTACCCCTCATATTACAACATACAAGGCTATGCTTATTAATTTAGGCATAGCCTTTAATGCTTTATGGGTATGAGCCTATTCGATCCTGCTACATGGAGGTGGCCTTCGTTCCGAGGCGCAGCAGACAACAGCATAGACACCCGCATCATGACTATAAACGGTCAGGTGGTAGAAGGTAGTTTCGATGTTTACAGCGGCTACACGTTTCAGGGGCTGCATTACAGCACTGATACGAAATTCGTTAAACTGGTAGAGAATAATTTTGTTTTAGGAAACGTGATCGGAAAGGTAGCTAAGTCGCTATCGAATGCTAAGTTTACCAGTGAGAATGAGAATGATAAATTACTAAAGGTTATTCAGAACCCGAATGATAAACAGAGTACAGAGGAATTTTTAAAAGAGTTTTGCATTTACCTGTTATCGCTTGGTTACACAATGGTTTGGAAGAAATGGGTATCTGTAGGAAATATGGAAACCCTGCAACTGATAAACCTGAACCCTGACGACACTGAAATACTGGAAAATTCAGTTAAAACAGTAGTAGATGGTAAATCGGAAACCATACCGAAAGAATTTATAATATTTTTCTACGATGTTAAAAAGAACATCAACGACGATAAAGGGTACAGCCGCATAAAGCCGCTACGTTCACAGGTTAAAAATATTGAAGATGCCCAGATAGCGAAGAACATTCAGATATGTAATTCAGGAGTTACGCTTATCAGTCCTAAGGCTACTACAGGTAGTCCGATAGATGAGGGACTGAACAGGCAGATTATAACGATACCTACGGCTGAAGGACAAGCACCGCCGCGTACCGAGAAGGATGACATGGAGGAAAAATTAAACACCCGGGGTATCGCTAACCGAATAATTGTAGCGAACAAAGGTGTTGATGGTTATAATTTATCGCAGGGGTTAACGGGGTTGAATTTCTATGAAATGGTTGAAACTGATATACTGGCAATCTATGATGCTTTTGGTGTTCCGATTGAATTAAGCCCGTACGGTAAGAATAACACGTTTGATAATAAAGAAGTAGCGGAATCATCGTTGTATGAAACAGAGGTACTACCAATAGCCTCAAACATCGTTAAAACGCTTAATGCGGAGTTCCTTAATTTCACGGCCGGTATCTCAGTAAACTATGAACATGTTAGCAGCGTGGCTAAAACGAAGAATCAGGTACACGAGACGAATAAACTGATTATTGATAATTTGTCTACCCTGATTGCTGACGGCGTGATTACCGCGCCTGAAATGAAAAAAATATTAACTGATATGGGTATATTATTATGAAAACATATATAATTATAGTGATGGGTACGATAGGCGTTATAGCTGAATATACCGTTACAGGCGATAGGATTTCAATAGAATCAGGAAACACGCTGATAACTAAAGATATGATTACCGTTGCGGTTATACCTTCGGGTTACCTTATAATCGAGAAAGTATGAAAATAGACCAAACTATAAAATCACTACAGGAAACTGCCGATAAAACGGACGATCCTGTATTGAAAAAAGAAATTGCCAGTAAGATTGAAACGCTGAAAAGCAATAAAGACGTGAAAAAATGAAAGTATTCTGCAAGGAACTAAATAAATATTTCGATAGCAACGAGGCTATGTTTACTGAATTAGTAAAACATGAATCTCAATTGCTGGAATTAAAGAAAGCTGCTATTAAAGAAGCTGATTCTGTAAATATTCCATTTCTTAAGGATTCCGAAACAGAGAAATCATTGTCGTTTATTAAAGAGGGTTATGTTTACCCGGTAATAAACACTACAAACTGGATGGATAGCCACGGCGATGTGCATTTCCCGGGTATTTGGAATAAGTCGCTTAAAGATAAAGCTGATAAAATATTTTACGTTCTTGAACATAAGTTGTCTATAGACAGTGTTATTGCATTCCCTAAAGACGTTAAGGCGTTCGTTAAAACATTGGCGTGGTCAGAATTAGGATTAAACAATGAAGGCGAAACACAGGCTTTGATTTATGAAATACCGGCAGACAAAATACGCATACCTCAGGTAAAAGACTTATTCGCTGAAAAAACAGCGTTTGAAAATTCCGTAAGGATGCGTTATATAACCATGGGGTTGGCAATGAAATCTGATAATACGGATTTCGCTAAACAAAACCAGTTATGGAATGACAGGATAGAACTTGTAGCCAACAAATCAGAAGCCGAAAAACGTGGTTACTTCTGGGCTATAGACGAAGCGAGTATCGAAAAAGAAGGTAGTTTAGTGTTGTTTGGATCAAACAGCGCAACGCCTGTATTATATGAAGCCGCCGCAAGCACTTCAAAAACAGAGCCGGCTTTAGCCACTCAAAACGAAGCACAAAAAAATTATTTTAATCTTAATCTATAAACAATGGATTTTAAGTACAAAAGCGCGGCAGAACTTTCCGCAATGACACCTGAAGAACAGGAAAAATATGTTACTTCAAAAAGGGAGTACGAAGAAAACAAACAAAGCGAGGCGGTTAAAACGCAGGTTGCTGAGGCGGTTAAGGCTGTTTCAGAGTCGTTTACAGAGAAACTGAACGCTACCACTAAAACGGTTACCGATCAGGCCGCCATAATCGAGGAACAAGGTAAATCCCTTGCTTCTCTTAAAACAGTTACTGAGGCTAATAACAAAATGGACATCATGGAGGCGTTTAAAGCGGCTTATGATGAAGTACCTAAAGACGGCGAATTTTCCATAAAAGGGCAGGATAAAATTAAAATTGATGTAGAAAAAGTTACTATATCAAGTGATGTTTTATCTTCTACACTTGTTAACGCTGCTCAGTTTCCTACAGCAGGCGCAACGCAGGCTATAGATTCTGGCTATGTGCTAAGGGCTTCTCAAAACATAGGTATTGCACGTTACAGAAAACCGTACAGCCCTATAATGGAGGTAGTAGACGTTAGGCCGTTACAAGAGGCTAACCTGTATATTCTAAATGAAAGTTTTACAGGCGATGCAGCTATTACACCGGAATGCACACTAAAACCAATTGTTAAGGTAACTTATGCCGGACAGCAAGCAGAGGCTTTGGCTGTTGCAGCAGAATGGGCCACCACAACACAACTAAGACGTTTTTACCCTACAATAGCTAACGCTATTCAAAGTAAAATAGCTGAACTTGTAATGGATAAAACGCCTGCTTCTGTACTGGCGGCAGTAGTAGCAGCAGGAACGGCTTTCACTCCTAACGCTTCACTTGTGGTTAACGAAGACCCTAACGATTATGATGCTATAGGGGCAGTTATCGCGCAGCTTCAGACACTTGGTTATGTGCCTAACGCTGTTGTGCTGTCTCCCGCCGCGTGGTACAGGATGATACATTCTAAAGCATCGGATGGACATTATTCCGTATGGAACGGTAACGCTATTAGCCTTGTGGGCGAAATAGGTATATCTTACCAGGGGCGTATAATTCGTTGGGTAATTGATCCTACTATTGCCGCTGACAGATTCCTTGTAGGGGACTTTATACAGGGCGTTAAAGTTGGCTTAGACGGAGAGTTGCTTTATTTCGAAACAGACGGACGTACTGATGCTACTACAGCAGGCGCTTCGGGTTTATCTCGTAATATACGCACACACGTTGTAGAGCGTTTTGTAGCCACGTTAATACCTAACGCGACTCGTACAGCAATTGTATCTGATACTTTTGCTAATGTGAAAACGCTTATAACAGCAGCATAAATTATTATAGCCCCGTTTCGGCGGGGTTTAACCTATAAATTTTAAATATCATGGCTAAAGAGCTAACAACTAATGAAACGCCTGTAACTAACGAGGTAGCAGGGATTACTAACGCTTACTACAAAGAGCAGGGCGCAAAGAGCAAAAAATTAATTGCTGAGGGTAAATTAGAGGGGGTAATAATAAACCTTGAAAGGACTACACCTGTAAGGTTTACCAGGGATTTCGGTAAACACATGAAACAAGGAGACGAGTTGTCTGTCTCTGATGTCGCATACGCTATTTACGATAAAGCAGGAGTAATAGAGAAACTATAATGATAATCGATAAATCATACTTTACAGGCAAGCTATTTATCCCGAATGTTCAGGCAGTCCCCGATATACATGGTGGTACACAGCCTAACAATCAGGATAAATTAACGGGGGCTATCGTGAAGTATGAGCGATTATTATTGATTAATGCGTTAGGTGCTGCACAGTACGATTTACTTACGGCGGCGATGTTATCTGAAACGGATTATATCCCGGGAAATAAATGGTACGACCTCGTAAATGGAAAAACCTACGACAACAAACGATTTGACGGTTTACGCGAAATAATCGGTTATTATGTGTATGTAAATTTTCTGAAATACGAATCAGTACAATTTAACACAACGGGTTTAGAGCGTTCAGAATCTGCTAACTCCTTGCCTGTTTTGTCAGAGCAGCGCGTTATCGATTACTGGAATGAGTTAGTTAGCATGTATCAGTATTACCACGGATGCGGCTGTGTATTTTACGGAAGCTATACACCTAATTTTGTGAGCCTGTATCAATTTCTTAGAGAAAACGAGTCGGATTACAGTACTGGTAATTTTGGGTTTTATCAAATTCAAAACATTTTAGGGATATGATAAATGTACACAAACGGCTGATTGATGCGTTCGATACGCTGCCTTATATCGGGGCTACGTTAGATCCTGTTTCGGTAGGTTTCAAACCGCGTTATGAGTGGGGGGATGATTATCACCTTAACAAACTAATTAAGTTGTTTGGTAACGATCCGAGTAAGCCTGTATACCCGATTATTTATAATTCAGCGAATACTATAGAGCACGACACGAAGCGGGTTGCGGCAACGGCTAAACTAACGCTTATACTGGCGACCAGGAATACATCTGTTGATATGACAAACTCACAACGCTGGGCAACCTCATACAATAACGTTTTGTTTCCATTAGCCCGTAACATTGAACAGTTGTTTACGAAGTCGCAAATATTCGCATGGGACGGTATTTTTACTACAGTAGAATTTCCTAACTACGGACAGAACGGCGAGAATAAAACGACCGACATCATCGATGCCTTGCGCTTCGATACCACGATTACAATAAACGATAAATGTTTAAAAACAATAAAATACACTTAAAATCATGGGATTAATAAATGCTATTAATTGCGATAAAGATACCCTTGAATTAGGTATCGTAAGCTGTGAGCAGTACCTTACCGAGTTCAAGACCCCGATACTTATCCGTAAAGGATGGAGAATGCTGCGTACAGCTTTTGAGGCGTTAGACGCTGAGGGTTTCGTGGCGTTGGTGCAGTCAGGCGACTGGCAGCCGGTGTTAGGCTCTAAACAGTTTACCAATAATACGCCAGACGTAACCACGCAGGAATACACAGGCGGTGTGCTTAGTGTAGTACGTAACGGAAAACCCCAATACCAATTTGATTACGATAACGGTATCGGTTTCCACAAAGCACTGTACTCTAAAAATGGGTTTAATAAATTTGATATCGGTATCGTTGACGATTCTGGTACGCTTATTTTAGCTCTTACGCCGGACGGTTTATATGTTACCGGTCTAACTGCAGGTATGGTTAATGCTGCCACGTTTACGCCGCGCACAGGCGATACGGATTCTATGACCGGGTTCTCATTCCAGTTAACGAATGAGCAACAGTTTAACCGCCGAATGGTTACGTATAATATCGACCAGTCAGAGGTTGATTTTAATGATTTACCGGCAGTTACAGGAACTACGATAACAGGTACAGCTACGGCTGCAGGTATCGTGATAAACGTTCGATCAGCAACGAATGTATCTTACGGCATTGAAGCCCTTACAGCAGCTAATTTCAGAGTATACAACCCGGTAACAAACGCAGCTATAACAATAGCCACCGTAGTGCCGCTTGTAGCAGAGGGGACTTACCGTATAACTACCACGCCTGTGCTTACAACCGGTACTCCTGTAGTGGTACAATTATGGGACGCAACAGCAACACCGCCTGTAAATGTAGCCTTGGTGGGAGACAACCAACTGTACAAAGGAATTTCAGATTTAATTACCGTTACCGCAGCAGTAGTTATGGTATTCTCAATGGTGTTTAACTCCGTATTTGCATAATGCCAACTAACATAGAGTTATTTGAGCAGATAGATGCTGCGATAACAGATAAGACCAGCCCAGGCAGTATTTCACCTATAGATATAGGGGATAATATGCGGGATATTGTTAGTTATGTAGATCAGGAAACTGCAGGCATACCTCCTTATAAAACCTTTATAGGATTATTAACGCAGTCTGGTACTTCAGCACCTACAGTTACGGTTAAATTCAATAATACAGGCGTCACTCCATCTATAGGTTATGTAGGTGTAGGCACAAGCGGTTTTATATTTGCGGGACTGGGGCTTACCGAGGCTAATTGTCAGGTAATAACATCAAATAAAACTACATCAGCCAAAAACCTGCATTGCAATTATTATTTTAACGCAACACCTATATTGCTGTTAAGAACTTACAACTTAGTTAATAGCGCGTATGAAAACGACATGTTATCCAATACTCCTATAGAAATAAGATTTTATCCATAAATTAAAACAACTATGAAACGTAAAAAAATACCAGCCGTTGGTAATATTACTTTCGGCTCGCAGGAGGCATACGATAATTTCCTATCTTTACCTCATAAAGACCAGGTAGAGCAGGTTTACGAATCGTTAAGCCCTAAAGACTACGTACTGGCTGAAAAAATCTTAAAAGATGGGAATATCAGCAGCGGAAATGCTACGCAGGTTAAACCGGGTGGTAACGGAAATACCGGAGGAAACACGAAAGATAATCCAAAGGGATCCGCAGACGATAGCGGCAAAGTATAAAGAATTTCAACGTGGCGACAGACCCGATGGCACAGCTATAGGATTTTATCGTAATTCAGGTTACGGATTATTCAAGCGTAATTTAAACCCTCTTGCAGGCGGTACAGTCGATTTGATATTGACGGGTTCGTTTACAAGGGGGTTATTTGTTGAGTCATTAGGGAACAGCCGGTATATATTTGACAGTACCGATGATAAAACAGATGATTTAATTGGTAGGTACGGTCAGGATATTATGGGATTGAATCAGGGAGAATGGTACAGGTTGCAGCGTGAGGTACACGCGCCGTTATTAATTAGGTTCATTAAAAGACAGTTGGGGCAATGATAAAATTATTCAGAACTAAGAGAGGTATTAAAACCGTACCTATAATATACTGGCACGACTGCAACATACCCGCTAAAATATTTTTTGAGGTTATGTATTCAGGGCATTACAGTAAGTTAGGTACTGCGCCCGATGTAGAGCAAGTGTTTGATAAAATATTCGATGAATATTATATTTTAGCCCCTAACACGCAGTTAAAATCATGGATTCAGAAACATAAACGTATATCAGCTATCAGGTCGGCTATAGCAGGGATTACAGCGACTATCTCGCAATTGGAGTTCGTAACTATGAATCCTGAACAAACATCGCGTGTAGTGGCTATATTGAATAATTACTCAGAAGTAAAACCTAAATTCAATGTTAAGGAACCGATAAAAGAAATTGCCAGGATAAACAATAGTATTATCGGCCAGCTAAAAAATAAATTAAACCAAGAGATAGCAGGCGAAAAAGTAAAATCAGAAAAAATAGCCTATAATTTCCATAAAGACCGAATTAATTTAAGATTATCACTTGAAGGTATTACTATAGATGAAAATTGCAGCCTGTATGAATGGGTTGAGTACGTAAACGCAGCTAAAGAACGTCATGCCGCCCAAAAAGCCGCTATGAGTAAAAATAAAACCAAAAAGTAATTAATATGTTCTAAAAATAATTACCTTTGGCAACTATATACCTGTTTACAGTAAATTTAAAA